AGTCTTTAGCAACTAATGGGAATACAGATTTTGTTTTCTTTTTACCAAAGTACGTTGCCATTGCAAGTTCACGGCCTGCGAGCAAACCAACGAATACCCATGTTGTACTCATAGGAATATCGTTGAGTTCTTTAAAGAAGTACAAACACAACCAATAGAATAAGTCAATCAATGTCGCCGATCGTACGTATCGAGTGTTATGCTTTTCCAAAACGATCTTTTGGATTTTACCGCCTTTTTCTCTAAACATAAAGAATAGGCCAGCAACAAACACAACGCTGATAAACACCATTAGGTCTACAGGAATTGCACGTGGTAAGAATACTGCAATGTTAGCAATATCATGCGATAGCCAAGTAAACCATAATCCACCTGTTGCTACCCATTGGGCAATACGCCAAAACCTTTTATTACCTTCAGATACTGGTTGAGTTTCGTCGTACCATTTACCAAAATACTTATGGATAGCAAACCATACTGCATATGCAAATGCGGCTGCTACACCATAGCCCATAATTGATTTCATTAGCATCTTCTCTAATACAAAGGTGCTAGCAAATACTGATAAGACCAAAAACGATGTTGAAACCGGAACACCCATTCGTGTTAATGCTACAAGAATAGCTGGGGCTGCGGCATGATACCATTGTACTTCCTGGAATGGGATCTTATTCAAACGGCCGTAGGATATATCACCGCCATTCATATACCAACCATACCATAGTGTATACAATAAAACCGCAGAAGCTGCGGCCCATAATACTTTAAAGTTAAATCTCTCATTGTTAGATGCCATCCACGTACCGAGAGTCTGTACTGAATCATTGGCAATAACCGCATATGCGGCTAGTAAAAAGCCCACTAAGGACCACATTGTTAGAAGTTCCATTTCTTTCTCCTTTTGCTTGACGGCTTTACCCCGTCGCTCGCATAAAAAAAGACAAAGTATTTACCACCTTGTCTTAAATTATTTATTACAGAAACTTTAAAGTTTTGTGACAGTAATGTAAAACTTACAAAGCTTTATCTAATTCACCGTGGTTACCTTCATGGTTCGGCGGTGTCCATCCTGCCGGCTTGAGCAAATCGGGAAGACCAAACTTGTTAGGACGACCAGGTTTTACACCAGGTTCCTTGGCCATATTAGCTTCATAGATACGATTCCATGCTTCGTTAGCATCGACGTTAAACACATCAAGCGTACCGATAGCAAATACAATCATATCAATTAAACCATCCACAACTTCTTCTGAATCCGAATTATTAATAGCAGATAAAGTTTCGTGGTATTCCTCACCAATCATTAACATGCGAAACATAAGATATTTGCGCATAAGTTCTTTATCATCTTTGTTTTTTTCAAACCATTCTTTAACGCCAAATTTATTGTGCATCATATAAATGTCGTTTACCATATCAGTCATTATCTAATAGTCCTTCATTTTTTATTTGTTGGATTTTGTCTTTAATTGCTAGTCGTTGTTTTTTAGCTTTTTGTATATATTTGTCTGGAGCTCGTTCAGCTTCAAGTGCTTCAACAACAGTATTTTGATACCGCCAAGCTGCTTCAAGCGTATTTAGTCTCGTGTTAGTCATTAGTATCTCCTCATACAAAGAAATCATCAAGTGTGTTAATCTTTTCGCTTTGCCAACCAATGGCGTCAAGTATAGCTTCAAGTGGAGCCATAAATACCTTCTCAAACTGTTTATCATAGTCTATATAATTTGTCAACCCTAATTTTTCAGGTAGCACCTGTGGAAACGAAATTATGTTTTCTTTGATGGGGTTTGGAACTTTTAGGTAAACAAATTTAATTTTGTCACCACCGGCAATAGAATTATATTGACGAGTAAGACCGTTTAATGTAAGATAATGGTTGTACAAAATAGCGCCTCGTACGTGCATAGGACAACCCTTTTTGTACAACTGACCACCACTACGATCACGATAACGGTCAATGTTATCTGTACCAGAGTTTTTAGCAATGTCTTCCGCGGGCAAAGTCAAAAATTCTGCTTTAAAATCTGCAATAAAATTTTGTGTTGCTTCTTCGCCATCATTCATAATAACAGAAAAAGCTTTCTTAAGTTTTTCACGGCATACTTCTGGTGTAGATGAACGAACTGACTCAAGGCCAGTTACTGAGATTTTAGGATTTTCATAGTGAACACCTTCTGAGTTGAGGGTATTCATGATGTATCGCTTCTTAGCAATAAACACTGATTTATCTGTAATCTTTTCCCGTTTCATTACCATCGCTTGACGATATGCACCCATACGTTTTGCCAGGTCGATGTAGCCATTTTCAAGTACTTGCTCGATTTTAGTTGAGCAAACTTTATCAAGGAATTCTTCGCCTTGTTTACGAGTTATATCTGTTGTACCAAAAGCAACTTTAATAAGAGGACCAAAGTCAACATAAATTGAATCGGTATCAATATAGATGATATAATCTTTATCGTCTGTTTTAAGTACTTTATTAAGGTATTCATTAACAGATTTTTGAGCATACCGAATAGATAGCTGGCCAGATGTAGTAATCGCTTCAGCCATATCGTTAATATAGTACAAGAAGTAGATATTAGCTGTTGCACCATACAACGAATTCATAGCAATTTTAATAGCCATTTGTTGGTTGTGAAGGTTATTTGCCTCACGTTTGAGGTTATCTTTTTCTCGTGGATCAGTCGCGTTTTCCAATGCTTGTTCAACACTAAGCATTTTCTTTTTGATTACAGAACGATTACCATAGTATTCATCAATAATTTCTGGAATAATACCTTTTGTTTTATTAGTAAAACATGCACCGTTAGCACATACAGACATATCAGTTCGCTCTGATTGGAACCGACCATCCAATACCATTTCTTGAGATACATATTCACGTTCTTCTGGCAGGTAAGTTTCAGGTGACATATTATATTGTAGCATGAGGTGTGGATACAGAGAGTTCAAGTCAAATGATACAATCCAAGGATGCATACCAACTTTTGGGTCTTTAACATAACCACCAACAAGCTCACCAGCTCTTTCACCTGGACCACCTTTAATTGGAGGAACACGACCATCATTCATCAGGCGACGATATAATGTTGTTTCCCAAATACCCACAGTACCAAACGCGTCGTTAAAGTTTACGCCACCGCCATAAGCAACCGTCATAACAAGAGATAACAAACCAGTTTCATCTTCAAACTTTTGGATAAGCCATGTATCTTTAAGATTATAATCCAAATATAACTGTGGGTTTTGTTGATACAAATCATTGAGTGTACCATACTCAGAATAATCTAGTTTCTTTTCACCGAGAACTACGTGGGCGATATGGTCAAGTTTCCAAGACTCTTGAGGACCATATTTGTATCCAAACTTTTTGAAACAATCCATATAGTCAACAACAGATATACCACCAATTTGATATGTGTTTTGCATTTTACCAAAAAACTCACGGCCAGATGGACGAAGGTTACGCCAAGGAGATAGATCCCTAGCCCATTCCTCACCAAACAATCTGATCATACGAGTAATAATATATTGAATGTCGAAGTATTCAACGTTCCAACCCGTAACAATATCAGGAAAGTTGTTCATCCAAATTTGTTTAAAGCGACGAAGCAAAGCCTCTTCGCTATCAAATTTCATAAACTGAATGAGGTCTGGATCAAGGTCGAGCAACGTTTGGGATTTATCGTAATCTTTTAAGCCGAGCAAATGATACTCTTCAGATTTAGAAGACTTATAAGCGATAGAAGTAATAGACTTATCTGCTGTATTTACGTCAGGATAACCATCAGCAATGTCCACCTCGATGTCAAACGACACGATATTGATTTTGCTTACATCAAAGTTAATTTGATTTGGATATTGTTTTTGGATAAACGAAGCAACATGGTTTGTTGTACCGGCAATTTCAAATCCGCGAACATCTTTGTATTGCTCAATCCACTCTTTGGCGTGTTTCATTGAGTCCATTTTAACTGGAGCTAGACGATTGCCGGTGGTAAGTGAATGATACTTAGCGTTTTCGTCGTCTGTTCGACAGAACATGGTTGGTTGGTACTTGACCTTGCGCTCAAACCGCCGACCATTCTCATAGCCACGCCAGAGAATTGTATTGCCAAATCGCTCGACAGATGTGTAAAAGTTAGACATGTTTATCCTTTATCATAATATAGTTAATAGTAACACAGGTTAGAAGGAATGTCAACCTTTTTCTTTCCACGAATCCATTTCAGTAATAATGTCGTCACCCTCTTTATCATGTGCGATACCGAGAGCTAGAGCTTGGATATCAGCGATAAGCTCGTTACAGGTCTGCTTATCGTAAGTTTTTTCTGCTTGTTCAGAAAACTCATTACGAAGACGGTGAACCATAATTGCTTTGTCTTTCATAGCATTTATTCTTGTGATAAGATTTTCTATTGAATGTTGCATTCTTTGTCTCCTATGCAGCAATTTCACTAAAGTTTTTAACCTTTGCAAACTTAAGATGAGAAGCAAACTTGTCTCCAAATTGGTCTCCTCTGTGACTGATAACAAAAATATTATCGTCAGCATTTAGATTTTGTAACGTTTCAATTAGATTTTCAACACCAACGCCATCCATTGCGCCGTCAAGTGTTTCGTCAAGTACGAGCAAATTAGTTGATACTGAATTGCGAAGCTTGGCTACCATCCGCCAGGATAGCATAATGGAAAGAGTAATTCTAAGTTTTTCGCCTTCTGAAAACGAAGCATATGAAAATGTATCACGGAAACGAGATTTAATTACTTCATTAAAGTTATCGTCAAGCTGGAAATCAACAAACAAATCAAAAGCAGATAGGTACTTATTGATAAGTTTATTCATAATAGGAATGTATTGACGAATGATTTTAGATTTAATACCACCGTCCTTAAGCATCGTGGATACTACAGTAAGGACTTCTTTTCTATTAAAGAGTTGTGTTTGCTCATTTTCAATAGTATTTAATTGAGATTTAAATTCTTCTAGCTTTGACGTGTCGACAGCTTCAACATCTTTTTCAGCAGTTGTAAGCTCATTTTTAAATCCGACAAGCGCTCCCTTTGAAACTTTAATTTGAGCTCTATGGTCTCCAATTGTAAGGCTGTGCTCTCTAATCTCATCTTCAACTGCTGATATTTCATCAATTCGCGTTTCATAATTTTTTACCTTTTCCAATAATTTTTCAATACCGCCGTCAAGTTCTGTAATCTTTTTACCCTTGTCGGTAATAATAGTATCATTAAAATCATGCTCTATACCCTGTTTACATGTAGGACAATTATCATGATTATTATAAA